GCAGGGAGGATATCTTTTAGGAAGGGGGAGGGTGACCAAGTGAGTACGAGTAGCTCGGATCAGAACGAACTGGCGCTGACCGGTCGGGAGCAGCCCAGACTGGAGTCGGCCTGGGTGGGGGGGGACTCGTTTGGGGGTCAGGTCGCGGGGTGGGCTGCCACTCATTTGATGCCTTTGATGCCGTGGCAGGTGCATGCGGTGACGGGGATGCTTGAGCATGACGGTGGCCGGTTGCTGCGCCGCGAGGCGTTGGTCAGTACGGCTCGTCAGCAGGGTAAGTCGGTCCTGTTGACGTCGATGATTGGGTGGTGGGTGACTGAGCACGCGGCCCGGTTGGGGCGGCCCCAGCATGTGCTGTCTACAGCTAACCAACTGGACCGGGCGGAGGCCATCTTTAGTGCGCTCGCGCCGGTGCTGGTTGAGAGGTTCGGGGGGAAGCAGCTGCAGGCCATTGGGCGCAAGAAGGTGACGATGCCGGACGGCTCGACGTGGGAGATCCGCGCTGCTAGTGCCCGGTTGCACGGTGGTTCGTATGACCTGATCGTGGTGGACGAGCTGTGGAACATTGCCCCGTCAGTCATGGACGACGCGCTCAGGCCGTCAATGATTGCCCGACCCAACCCGTTGCTGGCCTGTTTCTCAACAGCGGGTGACATGTCCAGTCACAGCATGATTAACATGCGGGAACAAGCCCTGGCAGACATTGACGCCGGCAACCAGACCGACACCTACTTTGCGGAGTGGTCGATGCCGATGGGGGCCGACCCGAAAGATGAGCGGTGGTGGGGGTGGGCCAACCCAGCCCTCGGCACCACCGTCACCATTGAGGCGCTCAGGGCGGCGTCCAAAAAGGAGTCCTTTTTGCGGGCCCACCTGAACCAGTGGATCACCACCCGGGGCGCGATGCTGGACCCTGGGGTGTGGGACTCGTGCGCCACCACTAGGGCAATGCCGGGCGGTGGTGTCCTGGCTATTGACTCGTCGGTGGATGAGGCCCGCTATGTCGGCACCCGCGCCACTATGTGCGATGGGCGAGTCATGGTGGACGTTGAGTTCGTGGTGGATTCGGAGGACGCAATGTGGGCGGAAGTGGAACGCGTCATGATGGACAAGACCGTCAACCTGGCTGTGACTCCGACCCTTGAGCTGCACCTGCCACCGGAATACGCCCGCCGCTGCGGCCTTGTCGGCTACGGCGAACTACTCAAGTTCACCAGCCTTGTGCGCTCAATGATCCAAGAAGGGCGGGTCATCCACACCAATGCCCGCACCTTGTCGGAGCACATGAACCGTGCCGTCGGCGTCAAGACCGCGCAAGGGTATGTGCTGTCCAGCCAAAAATCCCCCGGGCCAATCGAGGTGGCACGAACCGCGGTGTGGGCCATCGCTTTGGTGAGCCGTCCACAAACAAAACAAAAACCCATGCTTGTTGTATCGTGATTGTGTAGGGTAAGTGGGCGAGTCCCGTGTCGGGCGGGGCTTGCACAAATCTCATGGCACTGTTCACGCGCAAAGAAACCAAAGCCCAGATCTCCCCGGTGGAGTCCCAGGTCCGTGCCGCTGTCGGCGGGTACAACCCGAACGCGTCAGGTGTCAGCCTTATCGGGCAGTACTACACCTACCAGGAAGGCGAGGCCCGCAACCGTGCAATGCAGGTGCCCGCAATCAGCCGTGCCCGTGACCTTCACGCCAACGTCCTGTCAGCGATGCCGTTGCGTATGTACCGCGAACGCTGGAACGACAGCAGCCGCGAAATGGAATCCGAGTACCTGGCACCCCGGTCATGGCTGCGCCGCCCCGACCCGTCCATCAGCTACGAAACCCTCATCTCGTGGACGTTCGACGACCTGTTCTTCTACGGCCGCGCATTCTGGTACGTCACCAGCCGCACCCAGGACGGCTACCCCGCATCATTCACACGCCTCCCGACCGGGTCAATCACAACCCCCGATCAAGCTGGCCCCGTCTGGTACGCACCCAGCAACGAGCTGTACTTCAACGGTGAAATGCTCGACCCTATCAACGTGGTCCAGTTCATCGGCTCAACCCAAGGACTGATCTACTCGTCCGAACAAAACATCGCCACCGCCCTGCGTATCGAGGACGCCCGACTCCGCAACGCTGCCTCGTCCATACCGTCCGGCATCCTCCGCCAGGTCGGTGGCGAACCCCTTAGCGCACAGGAACTAGCGGACCTGTCGGCAGCGTTCAACGCGGCCCGCGCCTCCAACCAGACCGCAGCCCTCAACGAGTTCCTGACCTACGAACCAACAAACGCCACCCCCGACAAAATGCTGCTGATCGAGTCGGCACAGTTTTCGGCTTTGCAGATGGCCCAGATTGCGAACATTCCGCCCTACCTGTTGGGTGTCCCCACCGGGTCATACGCCTACACAAACAGCCGCGAGTCGCGCTGGGATCTGTGGTTGTACGGCACGAAGGCATACGCCGAAGTGATTGCGTCCACCCTGTCCGCCAACAGCATCCTGCCGAACGGCACGTTCGTCGAGTTTGATTATGAGGCGTATCTCGGCGAAATGGACGACGCCAACACAAGCCGCGAAATGGTCGACGTGGAAGAAAACACCCAGGAGGATTTGGCATGATCCGTTTCACATCCGATTCTGTCAGCGTCAAGGCTGAGCAAGGCGAAACAGGGGAGCGCCGCATTGACGCCATCGCTGTCCCGTACAACGTGTTTGCCACCGTCTCAGGCGGTCAGGAAGTCATGTTCAAGCCCGGGTCGCTGCCGGTCGACGGCAAAGCCCCCCGCGTGTTCATGTACCACGACTCCAGCAAGCCCGTCGGCATTGTCGCTGAACGTGTCGACACCGACGAAGCCATGCTTGCCTCCATGCGGATTAGCCGCACCGCGCTCGGCGACGAGGCACTGGTCCTGGCAGCCGACGGCGTCATGGACGTGTCCGTCGGCGTCAACCCCATCGAGTACACCGAAGACAAGCAGGGCCGAATTACGGTCACCAAAGCTGAGTGGATGGAACTAAGTTTGGTCCCCATTCCCGCGTTCGCTGGTGCTACAATCACCGAAGTAGCCGCACAAGCGGCGTCAGATCCCGACGAATCCAACCCCCAAGAAACTCCAGAGGAGCACCCCGTGGAAGCAACACCCGCACAGGCAGAGGTCGTCGAGGCCGCAGCCATTCCGACCCCCGCACTGCCGGCACAGCCGAAGCGCAAGTTCGCCATGCCGTCCGCAGGTGAGTACCTCGCCGCGTTTCACATCGGTGGCGACACGTTCCGCAAGGTCAACGAGGCATTCGTCGAGGCCGCCAAGGACCGCCAGTCCGCACTGCAGGCCGCCGCAGGCGACGTGCTCACGACCGACACCCCCGGTCTTCTCCCGGTGCCGGTCCTCGGCCCCGTGTTCCAGGACCTCAACTACGTCCGCCCCGTCGTCGCCGCAGTCGGCGCCCGCGCGATGCCCGACGGTGGCAACCAGAAGACGTTCATTCGTCCGACGTGGACCACGCACACCAGCGTCGCCGCCCAGTCCCCGGAACTGAACCCCGTGTCGGCCACCACGCCGGTGATCGCGTCCAACGTCGTCAGCAAGACCACCCTTGCCGGTCAGGTCACCCTGTCGGTGCAGGACATCGACTTCACCAGCCCGGCCGCCATGGAAATCATCCTGCGTGACCTCGCCTCGCAGTACCTCCTGGCTTCGGACAACGTCGCCGCTGACGCCATCACCTCAGGTGCATCCGCCTCAGGCTCCACCTGGACGTTCAACACGACCGACCCGTCCACGCTGATCACCGCGCTGTACGACGCCGCCACCGACATCCTCAGCGCCAGCAACTTCCTCCCCGACCACGTCTTCGTTTCGCCGAACGTGTGGAAGCTCCTCGGACAGCAGCTTGACGCCGACAAGCGCCCCGTGTTCCCGTACGCCGGCGCCGCCGGTCTCATGGGCGTCAACGGTGCAGGTGCCGCCAACATCACCCAGGCCAACACGTTCAACCCGTTCGGCCTTAACCTGGTGGTGGACCGCAACTTCGCCAACAACACGATGGTCGTCGCCAAGGGTTCCGCCATCGAGTTCTACGAGCAGATCCGCGGCCTCATGTCCGTGGAGGCGCCGTCCACGCTGGGCCGCACCTTCTCGTACTACGGCTACGTCGCCACGTTCATCGCAGACAGCGACCTCGTCAAGTCCATCACCGTCTCGCCCTGATCCGGGCCTGAGGGACTAGTCATGTCGGAGATTGCGTACGTCGTCCGGGCCATGCGTCTGGACGACTACGCAGTCATCCAACTACTGACCAACGTTGACGTTACCGTCAGCCAAGAAATCGAAATAGCCGGTGTCGGCGCAGGCTTCAACGACTCAGGCGTCATCGTCACGGCGCTGCCCCAGTACGAGTTCATCGGGGTGGACAACCTTGGCGAACTGCAGTTCAACTACGAGAACCCGATACCGAATCAGGTTCTGTACCAGAACCCGGGCACAAACGTCACCTACTACGCAGTTGATCCGTACGGAACGCTGGAATGGAACCCTGTTTGCACATGGATTACCAGCACCAACGTGACCGAATGGCTGGGTATTTCGGTCGCCACTGCCAATGACACCGCGTTCATCACGAAGTGCGTGTCGGCTGCCAACGCGTTTGCGTATCGGCGCAGACAGGAATCGGGCTACTTGACCGATGAACTGCACACCAGCCCCGGCGGCGACGTAACCCTTGGAACCATCATGTACGCCGCACTGCTGTACAGGGAACGCGGATCCGCAGACTCGTTCGCATCGTTTGACTCGATGGGGACGTTCCCTGTGCCGTCAGCCCTTGGGCGCATCCTCCAGTTGCTGGGTGTCGGCCGTCCGCAGGTTGCGTAATGGCTGCCACCGGCATCCTGTGGGACGCGGTCAACGCCACCAAAACCGCGCTAGTGGCCCTGAACCTCGGCTACGAGGTTGTCACGGACCCACGCAACGCCCGCCCCATGACCCTGTTTCTGGAGCTTCCCACCGTCGAGGCGTTCACCTACAACGTCGGCGACATCACCCTCGTTATTCGCATCTGCGCCCCACCGCCCGGCAACCAGGACGCATCTGACTGGTTGCTGACACAAGCAGATAAAATAATGAACAGTTCAATAGCCGTGACAGACCTCCGCCCGTCTGTCATGATTATTGGCGGCGGTCAGGAACTGCCGACATACGAC